CACTAGAACTTGTAGAAAATAAACCAGCCCTTACAGGGGCTATTTTGCCTAGGCTGCATACGCCATGGCTGGATGGCAATTCCAAGGTAGATGCGATTATTGAACTAGCTGAACGAATCGGCCAGCCCCTTTTGGAGTGGCAGATAGTGATCCTGCGAGATATGTGCGCTGTAGATGAGAACGGTCAATTTATAAAGAAATCTGCGCTACTGGTTTGCTCGCGGCAGTCAGGTAAAAGCCACGTGCTACGTATGCGCGTACTTGCCGGGCTGTTCTATTTTGGCGAGATGAATATCTTGATTATGAGCTCGCAGATGCTCATGGCATCTAAGTCGCTGGAGATCATGGCAGGCATAATTGACCGTAACGAATTCTTACGTAGCCAGGTTAAAGGCGGCACGATCGAGAAGGCCTACAAGCGTACTAACGGTAATAATCGAATTATCTTAGAATCAGGGGCAGAAGTACGCGTAGTAGCTGCAACTGCAGATTCTAGCCGTGGCCTTACAGCTGACTGCGTTTGGATTGACGAGCTGCGCCATGTCGGTACTGAGGCTTTAGATGCCGTAAAGAGTACAACTTTAACCCGTGCCAATTCGCAGCGGTTCTATACATCTAATGCTGGCTTTAAGGATAGCCATGTGCTAAATGACATGCGCGAAAGATCGTTAAATAAGCCGCCTAAGTCCGTGGGCTACTACGAATATAGCGCGCACGATGGCTGTGATATTTGGGATCGATCCGCCTGGGCGATGGCTAACCCGTCATTGGGCTTACTCATAACTGAGGCCGCGATGGAAGAAATTGTCAGTACATCTGACTACACCGCCGTAATGACTGAGAACTTATGCAAATGGGTCGGTACGGATATGTCACCCTGGACACCTGGCAGCTGGGAAGAGTGTGCCGATGACAGCCTCATCCTGTCACCTGGCATGTATTCAATGTTTGCATTTGATATTGAACCGCATGCAAAACGCCACGCAGCTTTAATGGCTGGGGCAATATTGCCAGATGGCCGTATAGGTATCAGTCTGGTTAAAACGTGGGAATCAGATCGCGCAATCGATGAGCTAAAGATCGCCGTAGATATTAAAGGCTATTGCGATGAGTGGATGCCTAAGCAAGTCCTGTTTGATAAATATACCGGGCAGGCTATTGCAGACCGCCTACATGTATCAGGGGTAAAGGTCGAGGACTGCTCAGGATCACAGTTCTATACTGCGTGTTCAACGTTTAAGGATTACATAGACAATAAGCGCGTAGTACACGGCAATCAAGAATTCTTAAATGAGGCCATGGATAACGTAGCTGCTAAAAGTAATGACCAGGCTTGGAGAATTATCCGTAAACGATCAAGCGGCAGCGTAGCCGCGCCGATCAGCGCAGCCATGTTGGTTATGCACCTGTCTAAGCCAATGCAAGAAGCCAAGATATACGCCTAACGACACGCCGAGCAGAATCGGTAATATGCTTGACATTTTGAGAAAATCCCACTTATGGGATTACTGGAAACTTTAGGCTTTAAGGGTAAGGCAGAAGTAACTGCCCAATATGCCCCTGCCATCATGGACAGTACATACGGGGCTGGCATGTACAGCTATAACAGCGGCCTATCAAATTACGGTTATGGCGTTGCGATGGATCGCAATATTGCGCTACAAGTACCTAGCGTTAGTCGCTGCCGTAACTTAATTGCCGGTGTTATATCAAGTATTGATCTTGGACTATACAAAAAATCTACAGGCAAAAAATTAGAAAGCCCGGTATGGCTAGATCAAATGGATATTCGCCAACCACGTAGCGTAACTATTGCGTATTTGGTAGATGCGTTACTTTTCTATGGCGTGGGGTATCTAAAGGTCTCATCACTTTATTCTGATGACCTGCGCCCATCAGGTTTTGAATTTGTACCTAACACGCGTGTTACTGTGACTACAAATCAATACGGCGATGAAGTTGAATATTATTCTGTAAATGGTGCGCGTGTACCGATGTCTGGTATTGGCTCATTAGTTACTTTTCAATCATTACTACCAGGTGTATTGCAAACTGGTGGCCGCACTATTCAAGCTGCGTTAGATATTCAAAAGGCTGCAGCTGTTGCAGCTGCTACGCCAATGGCTACTACTATCTTGAAAAATACAGGTGCAGATTTACCTGAGGCACAAATACAAGGCTTACTAGCTGCATGGAAATCAGCGCGACAAAATCGCAGTACCGCATATTTGACTAGCACTTTAGAAGCGCAAAATATTGGCTTTAGCCCTAAAGATATGACCTATAACGAAAGTAGCCAATACCTTGCTACTGAAATTGCGCGTTTAATGAACGTGCCGGCATATTACATAAGTGCAGATATGAATAACAGCATGACATATCAAAATATTTTAGATGGCCGTAAAGAATTCGTTGCTTACTCACTACAGCCATTTATTAGCGCAATCGAAAACCGTTTAAGCATGGATGATTTGACTGCACACGGCAACGTAGTGCGTTTTGCAATCGATGAAACTTTCTTACGTGCAGACACTATGGCGCGACTTAACTCAATCGAGAAAATGTTAAACCTAGGTTTGATCGATGTATCACAAGCGCAAGAGATGGAACAGCTAACGCCAAACGGATCAGGAGATACAGTCAATGTTGCAACTAACGTTTAGTAATTCAATCGAGGCGGCAGATACAGAACGCCGCATAATTTCTGGAAAGATCGCGCCATACGGCGAAGTAGGATATACATCCGCTGGGCCTGTTGTATTTGAACGCGGTTCAATTTCAATACCAGATGCAACAAAAATTAAATTGCTTATGCAGCATGACAGTACAAAGCCAGTAGGTCGCGCTACAAGTTTTAGCGATAGTACCGATGGCGTTTATGCATCTTTCAAAATTTCAAGTAGCAGCCGGGGACAGGATGCGCTTGTACTTGCTCAGGAAAACCTGGTATCGGGCTTATCCGTAGGTGTAGATGTATCTGCATCTAAGCCGATGAAAGGTTACCTGTTAGTTACCGCTGCAGTCCTGAAAGAGGTAAGCCTTGTGGAGTCGGCTGCCTTTGATTCGGCAGCCGTAACTGATATTGCAGCGGCTAAAGCTGAATATGAAGCAGCGATGAGTAACAGCATGAAAACAATCACTACCAATACAACGATCACCTCAGTAACTACTGAGATCGAAACCGAAACCGAAACCGAAAGCGAGGCAGCTGTGACTACAGCCCCTATTGATACACCGGATGTACCGGCAGAAAAACCAGTCGAGGCTGCACCTGTTCAAGCAGCTCGCCAAATTATTCGCCCATCCGTATTAGACAGCCAGACAGTCCGTACACCGATTACATCTATGGGTAAGTACACAGAGCATAAGATCAAGGCTGCCCTAGGCAACCAGGATTCTATTCTTTACGTAACAGCCGCGGATGATTCTTTTAGCACTAACCCAGGCTTTAACCCAACACAATACCTATCAGAATTCCCAACAAATACACGATTTGGCACACCATCAATCGATGCATGTTCTAAAGGCGTATTACCTGCACAAGGCATGACAATTAACGTGCCTTCATTGGTCACATCTGCAGGCGGTCAAAATGGCGTAGCACCTGTTGTAACTGTTGAAGCAGAAGCAGGCGCAGTACAAAACACAGGTATGGTTACTGAATACCTATCAGGTACAGTTAATAAGTACAGCGGTATGAACACAATTAGCATCGAATTGCTAGAACGTGGATACGGCGATGGTAATTTCTTTGATGAACTTACTGCTCAACTACAGAACGCATATCTAAAAACACTTGATACAACAGTAAATGCTGCGCTAGTTACAGCTGGTACTGTTGCTACAACTGCACAGGCTGCTACATCTGCAGGCATTATCGGTTACGCATCAGAAGCTGCTCGCCTTGTATATGAGGCAACTGGTTATTTTGCTAATAACTACATCGCCAATGGCGCACAATGGCAACTTTTGACCGGCGCAACCGATTCAACTGGCCGCCCAATTTATTCAGCCAGCCAACCAATGAACGCAGGCGGCCTTGTGCAACCTGGTTCAATTCGCGGCAACGTACTTGGCCTTGATCTATATGTTGATAAGAATTTCGCAGCTACAACTGTTGTCGATGATTCTGCAATTATCCTTGCGCCAGAAGCATTTACTGTTTACCAATCACCACAGGCTTACATGTCTGTAAATGTTGTAAGCAACCTACAGGTACAGGTAGCGATCTATGGCTACATGGCAACAATCGCCAAGATGCCTAAGGGAATTATCCGCTACAACTTTACCTAAGCCATAACCCTAATAGTCGGTAGGGCATTAGCCCTTTGCCCTACCGACCCTAACTAAGTAAGGAGTACCGAGATGCCAGCAAGTTATGTCACCGTAGCCGAACTACGTACCAATCTTGGTATCGGTACTCTTTACTCAGATAGTACGGTCGAGGAGTGCTGCCAAGCTGCGCAAGATCAAATTAACAGTTTCCTTTGGTTTGATTCTGCGCCAGTCGTGGGGACTGCATTGGTAAGCAACGTTGCTACCGTGATGTTAGCCAACCCCGGTTTATTTACTACAGGCGAAAGCGTGACAATATCCGGGGCTGGTTCAACGTTTAACGGCACTTACACAATTACTGCCACGTTGCCATTTAGCACAGGTACTACAAATTTATTGCCAGCATTTAATATGCAATTAAATTATTACCAGCAACCACGCGGTTATAGTTTTATTCAATACGCCAAGGTTGCAGCTGATGAAAACTTTAGGCGCGTAATGCCATCGGGTACTGCGTTAGGTGCAGATACAAAAACAGCCACCTACGTAAACACAGCCAGCGTTAGACAAGCTGCGATGATCTTGGCCGTAGATATTTGGCAGGCCAGGCAGGTATCTCAAACAGGCGGCGTAGGACTAGATGGCTTTAGCCCTAGCCCGTATCGCATGGGTAACAGCATGATAGGCAAGATACGTGGCCTGCTAGCCCCGTACGTCTCACCGAATAGCATGGTGGGGTAAATGCCTACCGCTGCTATTACAACGCTGCGTAGCACCATCGCAACGGCTTTAACTAACAATGGCGTATGGTCGGTATTTGCATACCCACCTGCAACCATCCTGGCTAACAGCTGCGTAGTGATCCCAGCCGATCCATATTTAACGCCAAGCAATAACAGTCAAATTGCTATTTCGCCTATGGCTAATTTTAAGATTTTGCTAACCGTGCCAATGTTTGATAACCAGGGCAACCTGCAAGGCATCGAGGATTTTATCGTTGCAGCCTATACAAAACTAGCTGCATCAAACCTTGTATTTAATATAACTAGCGTTAGCGCGCCCGGTGTATTAAATGCAGATAGCGGCGATCTATTAACCGCTGAATTTAATATATCCATACTAACGAGCTGGAGTTAAAACCATGTCATACACAGATGAGGATATTGCCTTTTTAATTAAAATTGGGCAGATCAAAGAAGCACCGAAAGATACAAAACCAAAAGCACCTGCAACCGAGAAAACCGAGGAATAATTAAATGGCCGTGTACCTTAACAACACAGTTGTCGTTACGCTAAATAGCGTGGCGCTATCTGATCATGTCACAAGCGCAACAATTAACCGCACCTTTGATGAGCTGGAAATTACAGCCATGGCCGATACGAGCCATCGATTTGTAAAAGGTTTGGAAGCTTCTACCATTACGTTGGACTTCCTATCGGATACAGCTGCAGCAAACGTAAACGCAACGCTACAAGCTGCATGGGGTACAACAGTACCAATCACACTAAAGCAGACAAGCGCAGCCGTATCACCTACTAATCCGCTATACAGCACCACAATCCTTGTAAACAACACCACAGATATTAATGGTGCTGTTGCAGACATCGCTACACAATCAATTACATTTACTTGTAATTCACCAATCGTAATTACAACTGCTTAACCAAACAGAATAGGGGCTAACAAATGGCTAAGTTAAAAATAACAAAAGTAAATGGCGAAGTATCTGAGCATCAGGTAACGCCGTTTATCGAATACGCGTTTGAACTTTACGCTAAGCAAGGCTTTCACGCTGCGTTTAGATTAAATGAAAAACAAACAGATGTGTACTACCTTTCTTGGGAATGTCTTAAAGCTGCAGGCGAAACCGTGCCAATGTTCGGCGCAGAATTTATTAAGTCATTAAAAAAGGTAGAGGTTTTAGATGATGACCCGGAACTATAAGGCGTGACTCGTTTACTTACTTGATTGCACGGATCAGTTTGGAAACGGGAATACCGCCTAAAGATTTAATCGAATTAGATTCGAGGATGTTTAGCGCATTACTGCAGGCCATGAAAGATAGAGCTAAGGAGATCAAAGATGCCAGTATCGGTAAAAGGCGGCATTGAACTCCGTAAAGCCCTGAGAAAATTTACGCCTGACCTGGCTAAAGAAACACAAAAAGAAATGGCTGGTTTGCTAAAACCTATTGTGTCTAAAGCGCGTGGTTTTATCCCATCACAAGCCCCCTTGTCGGGCTGGGGTAAAGCATCGGGTAACGGTAAATTTCCCGTATGGGATGGCCGCGCAGCTAAAAGCGGCGTAGGTTATAAAACCACACCTAGTAAAGTAAACCGCCAAGGGTTTAGGTCATTGGCTCGTATTCAAAATGCAAGTGCATCAGGTGCAATCTATGAGACCGCTGGGCGCGTACACCGTAATGGCCGTGAACAGGGATCATCTTTTATTGTGCAACGCCCTGGCTATAACCAAGGTGCAAATATTGTAGCCGCTGGCCCTAATCAAGGCCGCAGCCGTAATCCTGAGGCTGGTTCAATATTCGTACAAGCTATAGATCAATACGGCCGTATCGTAGATGCTAACAATCAGACAGGTAGAGGCCGTAGATCGCGCAAGATGAAAGGCCGTGCAATCTTTCGCGCATGGTCAGAGGATGGCGGCAAGACTAACGCAGCGGTTATTAAAGCCATTGAGTCTGCTAGAGATAAGTTTAATGCGGCTGTGGGGTATAACTAATGGCCATTGACCCATCAGTAAGAATAGATTTAGCCGCCGAATTTACTGGCAAAAAAGCATTTACCCAGGCTGATACATCTACGCAAAAATTAACTAAAAGTGTTAAGAGTTTAGCCAAGGGATTTTTAGGCGTATTTGCAATACAGAAATTAGTGTCATACAGCAAGGCTAGTGTTAAGGCATTTGCCGAAGATGATGCCGCAGCTAAAAGTTTAGGCATGACGTTAAAAAACCTAGGCCTTGCCTACGGTTCAAATATTGGTACGGTCAATGGATTTATAAATAGTTTAGAAGCTGAGACTGGCATACTCGATGACGAGCTGCGCCCGGCCATGGATCGACTACTTCGAGCCACGGGGTCAGTTACTAAGTCACAAGAATTATTAGCCCTGGCCTTAGATATTTCAGCTGGTACTGGTAAAAGCGTTACCCAGGTATCTCAAAGTTTACAAAAGGCTTACCTGGGCCAGACTGCCGCGCTAGGCCGTTTAGGTGTTGGACTAACTAAAACCGAATTGGCTACAGGTGATTTTGAAACTATCCAGGCAAAATTAAATAC